TCCCACCTAACAAGTGTTTGTTGTATTGCCACAGCCTTGATGATTGAATGGTTTGGCAAGGTTAATTTCTTGATTTTTCACCACGGAATTTACGAAGAAAAGACGATTAAAACTACGAATTTGGAGAAGTAACTTGACTGAATTTACCACAAAATCCTCCTACAAAGACAACACAATGATTGCGGATTATAAATCCTGTCCGCGAAAATACTTCATTCGTCACATTCTAGGCTGGACCATTGATGCAGGCACAAAAGCTCCTGCCCTTGTCTTTGGCTCAGCTTGGCACGCTGGCATGGATGCAATGTGGGCACTTGGAAATACAGAATCCCAGCCTATTCTAGTTGATGCCGCAATGCATAACTTCAAGCAGCAGTGGGAAGAAGATGGTTATGTTTTTAACCTAACCCTAGAAGATCAAGCCAGTCTTGGTGCACGTACTCCTGGTGTGGCCCATGAAATGTATTATAACTATGCCACCACTCGTGAACGCATGTTGAAAGAGGCTGAAGTAATAAGCATTGAGCAGCCAATTGCCATGCCATTTCCCAACATGAGTGATATGTGGTATGTTGGAAAACTCGACAAAGTTGTAGAGTATAATGGCGTCCATGTTCTTGAGCATAAAAGCACAACTGCCTATTCAATTCAAAACAACTTTCGGCCTGATTACATTGAAAGTTGGAACTCCGCTAGTCAGGTTAAGGGCTACCAACTCATTGGACTTGCTTATCATCAGAATCTCCAAGACGTTTGGGTTGATGCATCTTTGGTTCACAAGAAAATTCACGACGCATTTAAATTCATTCCTGTAAACCATAGCTGGCCCTTGTTGCAAGAATGGCTGCGAGACACCCAACGCTGGCTTGAAAATATCATTCAAGAAGAACAGGAATACCAAGAAGAGCAAAGTCTTGAAAAAGGAACTTTTCGCCGAAATGAAGATAGTTGTTTCGGTAAATACTCCAAGTGTCCGTTTCTTGAAATTTGCGGAACTTGTAGTGACCCTAGCCAGTTGAAGGAGCCACCCCCCGGATTCAAGAAAGAATACTGGGAACCGTTTGAAACCCTGAAGCTGGATAAACTACTTAACGAGGAAAACGAAGATGTCACTTGAAAAAGGAACAAAAGTAAATAAGTTGAGCCTTGCGCAGCAGGTTGAAATTGGAAATTACTTGACGGATAATGAAAGTACCGTTACGGATATAGATAAATGTGCAGAAGATTTGGGTGATTACTTGGGATTTAAAATCACCCCCACCAACCTTCTTGCAGTTTGTAAGGTATTTAAAATTGAAGTGAAACAAACTCCCAGAAAGCAACTCAACTGGAACGTAAAAATCATGCGGGCACTTGTTCGTGTGGTGATTGCTCATGTCAGGAATCAAACAATTCCTAAAGATGCGTTTGAAGAACTCCTTGAGTATGAACACCGAATTGGAGCTAACGAAGATGACTCCTGATATTAATTATTCCTTCCTACCCAAACACATGCAGGAAGGCATGAAGCTATACATTGAACAGGGAATCCCACCTGGTTCCTTCCTTGAAGCAATCATTACAAACAATTTTGTTGGCGCCTTTGAACGTGCTGATGATATTAATAAATTTGCACTGGAAAAGTACGCTCAGTTTCTTATTTGCGAAGCTCCTAGGGGTTGCTGGGGCTCCATTACAGTAATGAATGCTTGGATTCAGTACAAAGGATTTTCAGAATTGAGGGAGAAAACAAGTGCCGAACGCTAAAAATGCACACGAAACTGCACATCACCAATTCTTAATCCTCGGAGATACTGGCTCTGGAAAAACCACCCAGTACCTCACACTGCCTGGAAAGAAATTTGCCTACCTTTTCGACCCCAACGCAATCCTTTCCATGCGCGGCTACGATGTTGAATATGAGGAATTCCTCGTAGATCAACTGAACCTAAACATCCACAGCTTGAGTAAGGGAAAAGGTGGTGACTCTGTAACTTCCTACAAAAACGATATCTTTGTACAGTGGCAAAAAGACTTCGATGAAAGGATGAAAGATGGTTTCTTCGATGATTATGATTGCATTGCCCTAGATAGTGCAACCACACTCCTCGACCTAATCATGGATCGAATCCTAACAATCAATGGTCGTGCGGGTCAATGGCCACAACAAGATGACTATGGCCCGCAAATGATTGCCTTTCAAAACATTTGTCGAACCTTAACGGCAATGGGAAAAACAGTCTACATGACTGGGCATATGGATATTCGCCAAGATGAAACAACGAAGAAAATCCTACGCCAGCCCATGATGACCGGACGACTTCGCACAAAAATTCCCCTTCTTTTTAGTGATGTTTTAATTGCCGCAGCCGAGAGCGACGGTAAAGGCACGGTCAAGTATAATCTTCAAACTATGCCTGACCGCATAACTACAACCGTTCGTACTTCATTTAAGGGCCTCGATCCCCATGAGGATGTTACCCTAGATTTTAAGAAACCACTGGTGGGCCAAGGTCTTGGTGGAATTCTTGAATGGGAAAAGCAAGAGCACGCCTCGTAACAATTTGTTACAAGGTACACAGCCCATCGCCCTAATTAAGTTTTAGGATTGGGTATCAAACTAAGAGAATCTAAATATGAACTTCCTTCCTGAAAATCTCGACGACGTACAAGAGCCGAAAGCGGCACCCACTGGAACTTATCGACTCCAGATCACCGCCGCTGAAATGGGTGAGAGTGGTGAGCGCAGCAAGCATCCTGGTTCACCTTTGATCCGTGTTACTATCGGATTCCCTGACGAGCCGGATTATCTCACCTTCCGCCATTACATTTCCCTCCCCTTTGAGGGGGATGAAAATGCCGGGTTTAAGCTGCTGATGCTGAAGCGGTTTCTTACCATGTTTGACATCCCTTACACTCCTGATGTAGAGGCACTTGTGCTGGCTATGCCGGGTAGTGAGTCCAATGCGGATGTTAAGCTTGGTGAGCCGAATGATGATGGAGCAGTTTACAATTCCTTGCAGGTTCCTCGCATGAGGAATGAGCCTGTAACGTCTGGTGGCCGTCGCCGTAAGTAATGGGACTTCCCCCTCCAAAATATCGGAGGGGGATTTTCTAGGAGACCAATGAAATGGGTGACATACGTGGTTTAATCAAACCAGTTGAAGATATGACAGACGAGGAACTTGCCAACCGTCTGTATGAAATACGAAAAAGGCAAACAATCGAACGACCAGCTTCAAAGAAACGTGCTAAGAATGTTGCCAAAAAAGAAAGCAAGAAAAAAATGTCTGCTGCTGAAAAGATACTTGAAGAACTTTCAACTGAAGAGCTTGAACAATTGCTGAAGGAATTAGGGGAATGAAAGACAAAGTTAAATTCATAAAACTTGCAGACATAAATGTTGGTGAGCGTTTTAGGGAAGATTTCGGAAACCTTGATGAATTAATCGAAAGCGTTAAGGATAAGGGAATTATCCAGCCACTAACAATCGACTCAGACATGAAACTTCTTGCCGGTGGCCGTCGTCACCGTGCAGCAACAGAAGCCGGGCTTACTGAGGTTCCTGTTTTAATCCGAACCACTGATGGCGAACTTGATGCTAGGGAAATTGAGTTAATCGAAAATGTCCATCGAAAGGATTTTTCCTGGCAAGAGCGCGCAAAAATCACAGCACGAATCCATGAGTTGACAAAAAAGAAACATGGATTAGGTGCTGGCCGACGCACTGCTGAACTTCTTGACCAAAGTCCCATGTCAGTTAGTCGAGCAGTTCGCCTAGCAGAAGCAATTGAAATTCTCCCTGACATAGCAGAATGTAAAACCGCAGATGACGCACATAAGTTTCTTAAAAAGGCTGAAGAACAAGTTATTCTGCAAGAAATGGCAAAACGTCAAAAAGGCTTTGTCGAAACAACAACGTCAAACAAAGAGGCCAAACCAAAGGACAAACAACTTGCAAATCTCCTCCATGCAGCCAACAGGAATTACATACTTAAAGACGTGTTTGAAGGTTTGCAGGGGCTCCGCACGGGAGGACACCTGGACTTTATTGAGTGTGATCCAC